GACGTTGATATTCGGTGCAGGTTCGTACTTCGCGACTAAAGTCCCAGCAATGGCGAGCGCAATGCTGCCGACGACCTTAGTAACCGGCTTCATGCCGCGTTCTTAGCCTTGGCTTCCCTGCGCCACTTCCAGAGCAAATGGGTAGCCTGGATTAACAGATACCCAATAGTGGCGATGAAAACCCAGTCTTGCAGCGTATATCCCGAGGCTGATACGACGCTCACCACTGCCGGGGGGAGAAGCTTAGCGCCTGCGTTACTGACTTCCTGAGTAAGATCGGTGGATTCCATCATGCATAGGCGCTCTAGGTGCTGCGGCTCAACGGATGAGCCGGTTGGTGGCGGTGAATCGGCTCAATGAGCGTCGCTGCGTATGTAACCGGGACTACGCGACCTGAAGAGGCACGCCAGCCAGCTACGGCGAATACAGAAAATGGCCCAGCCCTGGTCGCTATAGGGCTTGCGATACCAGCGGGTGATGGGGTTCAACCCTTAACCTTCGAAAGCTTTGCCGTGGGCTGCTTAGCCAGAGATTCCACATTCACCCACTTCCCCGTGTCCCGGCGAAGGACGTAGAGCCCACCATCGATCACGATGGCCGCCAGGGAGTTCGTGAATTCAAAGAACTCGACCGGATCGGCTAGCAGGACGGCCCCATCGCCAATTTCCCTAGGCTCCGGGAGATACAGATCGCCTTCTTCGGATTCGTCGTTCATGGCGTCAGATAGGTATGAACTTCATCAATCAGGGCCTTTACGGCCTTGATCTTGGCAATGGCTCGCTTATCACCAGGCTTACCGAAGTGCCACCAGATCCGGCGATCACAGTCCGATAGCTTCAGATCCAGGGCGCCAGTATCAGAATCGATAGTTACCCGAACATACGAATCGCTATGCTTCAAGGATTCGAGGAATACCCGCTTATCCTTCATAGCGACTGCCCTCGGTTAAATGGAGCGTCCAGTGGGAATCGAACCCACTTCGTCAGCTTGGAAGGCTATCTACCGACCATCGGCGGACGCTTAAATTGGTGCCGCCCTTCCGAGTCGAACGGAAACCTAGCCGGTTACGAGTCGGCTGCTCTGCCGGTTGAGCTAGAGCGGCGTGAAATAGACACCACCCCGGTTCTGGCTTGCCGCGCCTATTGGCGAAGGAATGTCGGTAGAGGCTGGGGTGGCAAAGTTATAGGTTGTCGCTGTCTCGGGCTGGGATACGGATGTAGTTCCCGCCCGTTCCCCGCAAATCGCTTCCCGAAAAACACGACCCCCTCGTTACAGTTATCTCACCCCTAACTACCGATCCGCACTTGCGCTCCAAATATTTCACCTCGCCCATGGCAACAAGAAGTCGTGAGCGGTATTCGATCAAGCTGGATGCCAGGCGATTGACAAGGGAGTCCCTGAGCCTACGATAGGTCTTGTGGTGGACGCCAAGTAGGGTCGCAGAGACAGTCGTTGGCTGAAGCTCTCGCGAGTGGATCAGGATGTGAAGTGCGTCCCAGCCTGCGACACATGCCAGTTCGTCACTATAAGCCTCGGCTTTGACGCCGCCAGACAGGCAGTGAGCGATAGCGAAGGCCACGACCCATCGCCGGACCCCAGGGATATACAGGCTGTCGCCAGCAATGGCCGCACGATACAAGTCCCAATTAGGGAATCCATTTTTCCAGCGAGCATCCACCCAGGCAGCCGCATCGATGATCGTATCCGTGATGGGGCCGGCAAGCTGCGTCTCATAGTCGGTGCCCCGCAACAACCAATCGCCCGTAGCCTCGGGAATGATGACTTCCGTGGTCATGAATGATCCGGGTTAAAGGGTGGATAAAAAGGACCCTGTGAAAGATGGAGGCAGATCTTCTTGGCCTCTTCCAAGGTATGTCCGCCGCTCACATAGAACCAATGACCTCCACCGATTTCTTGAACCCTCCATTTGTCAGGCGCCTCGGACGCAATCCGATAATTGGGCCATTGGCCGCCTTTTTCTCGCTTGAACCAATTCATGCCGCACTCCTTGCCACAGAGAATCGCTGCTTAGCGTTCCGGTACTTCCGTTGCAGATACCGGGCAAGACTCGTCCCGGTGTACCTTCGGCAGAGGTAATCCAGTGTCAGCGGCATTTCGCAGAACGTCCCGTCTCGGACCTCGTTGAGGACCACAACACCCCGCCAGTGACTATTCGCCATGCCCTTGTACGGCTCGTCATGCAGGTAGCAGGACCCGGCCACGATGCCGTGACGCATCTGGCCCGTGGCATACTGTACTGAGCCTTGCAGAAGGCCCTGAACGTGGCCCTGGACGAAGGTTGTACCGATCTTGGCGAGCCGGTTGCTGATTGTCCCGCTAATAGGCTTGCCGGTGTTTGGATTGGCGAAGTAATGGGCGTAAGTAACGCCATCGATTGTGATTGCCCCCGGTGAGCCGTGAACGTAATCCACGACTTCCCAGCCAAGCTTGCGATCCACGAATTGATGCGCTCCTACAGCACCTACCCATTTGGGTGACGCGGCAATAGCGCGTTCAAGCCTGAATTCATGGTTTCCGCGCAGGATGACCTTTCGCCCTTTCCAGCCGCCCATAGAAGACTGAAGGCGTTCAAGAGCCGCGTTCCCGGCATCAAGGTCGTCCTGATAACGCAAGCCCTCCAAGTCAACCGATCCAGGCGCAGACCACGACGAGAGGCTTTCGAAGTCCCAATGGTCACCAAGATGAACGACCACATCTGGATCGTAATCAGCAATAGCCTTCCCGATCCACTCAAGGTGATCCGTCGGAACTCCCGGCTTGATCTGGAGATCTGGAAGGATGAAATGTCGGCGTGGCTTGCTCATGCCGCCACCCATGCTAGGTGCTGGTAAAGGTAAATAGCGAGCCTGACTAAACCATAGATTGCAAGCAGTAGCCCAGCGCCTAGCCCCATACAGATCACTGCCACGGTCGTAAATGCGCCTGAGAAATCCATATGCTTAAACCCCTGTGGCGTCGTCAGTGCGGCGGAAGTCTTCCAATTCCCGCGCGATGACAGTCATGGAATCGAGGAAGTTATTAACGTCGTCAACTGGAATGGATGATGTTGCGAAGTTCGCCTGCAATGACGACGCAGCACCCGGAGTTGGCCGGTCATCGTTAAGCTTCCCCACCGTCATGGCGTCTAGGACAATTGCGCAGCAGGCCATCGTATGGGCGAGATGATGCACGAGGGCATCCGAGGAAAGCGTTTCGCCATCCCACCACGCGTCCAGATGCCGCTTGGCCGCCCCGAAATAGACCGATGCACTGACGGTATGGTCGCGCCAGTTATAAGGCCCATATTTCTTCGCACCATCCTTGAAGGCCAGAGCCAAGAAGTGGATTGCGCTAGGCGGAACGAGATGAAGTGGGACCTTGGTCGCACCAATCACGGTCTTGGGGTTGTCGTCGGGATAGCTCATGATTTGTTCCCGAAGCGGAGGCCATTGAACCAGCGGCGAAGCACGTATTGCCGGATAAGTGAGATTCCGGTGAATACGATGCCAATCGCAAACGCCTTGCCTGCCGTTAGGCCTGTGAACCCGAATAGCGGTAGGATCAGCATGTTCGCGGTCCAGTTGATCGCGAATCCTACGGCGATGTTAGCCCATGCCTCGACAAATGATCCCAGTTTGGTCTGACTCACAGCCCGTCATCCTCAGCAATCGGCTCACTCGCTGCGATATAGATCAGAATTCCCGCGAAGATTGCTAGGAAGATCACTACGAACATGGCACAGTTCCTTGGTGGGAAGCTGTGCTCTATTTCATTAGATCGCTGTAGCGCTGTGTTCCCTGTCGCGCAACAATTTAAGCCCGCGCTTTGCACGTCGGTAAGCCGTGACGCGATGGCAGTTTTGAGCTTCAGCGGCGATGTTCGCGCCGCGAGGTAGGAGGACTAAAGCCTGCTCGTCCAGCCTAGCCTGATCGCGCACTTTGTTCATGCGAGCAAGCAGCCCCACGCACTCGGCCGTGAATCGCTCACACGCGCCGACCGAGTGACCTTCCGCGAACAGA